GTACTCACTAGAACTCGCTCAGGACCTCAAGGCAATCCATGGTCTGAATGCTGAAGCGGAATTAGCAAACATTCTCTCAACTGAGATTCTTGCTGAAATCAACCGCGAAGTTATTCGTACCATCTACAAGGTTGCTGAGCAAGGTGCTGTTCAGAACGTTGCAACTCCTGGTATCTTCGACCTCGACGTTGACTCCAACGGTCGTTGGTCAGTTGAGAAGTTCAAGGGTCTGCTCTTCCAAATCGAGAGAGATGCTAACGCTATCGCTCAGAGAACTCGTCGCGGAAAGGGCAACATCATCCTCTGCTCTGCTGACGTTGCTTCAGCACTGACTATGGCTGGTGTTCTCGATTACACTCCTGCTCTGAACGCTAACCTCCAGGTAGACGATACCGGCAACACCTTTGCTGGTACTCTGATGGGCAAATTCCGCGTCTACATCGACCCATATGCTGCTAACCTGACCGCAGGTAATGCAACTCCAGGTAATCAGTACTATGTTGCTGGTTATAAGGGTTCCTCACCTTATGACGCTGGACTCTTCTATTGTCCTTATGTTCCTCTCCAAATGGTTCGTGCCGTTGGTGAGAACAGCTTCCAGCCCAAGATTGGCTTTAAGACCCGTTATGGAATGGTTGCAAACCCATTCGCTGAGGGTACTAATCAGGGTCTCGGCGCTCTTAATATTAACCAAAACCGTTACTACAGAAGAGTTGCTGTTAAGAACCTTATGTGATCCATTTCACATAGGAAATACGGAGGATCCTTCGGGATCTAAATATTTAAAAAACATCATGGTAGCGGGACAACCAGAAAATAGAAACTTTTTATCTCCAACAGGATTCAAGTTTACTTTAAAAAGAACACCAAAAGTTGCATTTTTTTGTAATCAAGCAAATATCCCAGATTTAAATCTTGGAGTTGCTATGCAACCAACCTACCTAAAGGATATTGATGTTCCCGGTGATAAGATAGTTTTTGGAGATCTCAATCTAAGATTTTTAGTTGATGAAAATCTTGAAAATTATATGGAAATACAAAATTGGATAAGAGGGTTGGGTTATCCAGAAAGTTTAAAACAAATTTATGATTTTCAACAAACAGGATATATTACTCCAAGAATAGAAGCACAAAGACAACTTGGATTATATTCTGATGGTACTCTCCAGGTTCTAACTAGTTCATCACTTCCCAATTTTCAAGTTGTTTTTAAAGATTTATTTCCATATTCTCTTCAAACTTTGAGTTTTGATGCTACGAATACTGATATTCAATACTTTACAGCGGACGTAAGTTTCAAGTATACTATTTACAATATAGTTGATCTTGGCGGAAATCCATTATGAGTTTTGATTTGGATACTATCCAAAAAATGTGGGAAGAAGATTCGAAAATAGATATTGATAATCTACATACAGAATCTTTAAATATACCAGTTCTTCACGCAAAATATTTTGATTTATACAATACAATATTTTTACTAAGAAAAAAAGCAGAGCAACAGAAGAGAAATATTAGGCACGAACGTTATGAATATTATTCAGGGAAAGCAGATCCTGATGTGTATGTAGAAAATCCATTTCCTAAAAAAATAAGAGATAAAGATACAATGCAAAAGTATCTTGATGCTGATGAAAAACTTTCTACGGTTTGTTTAAAAATTGATTACTACGATACAATGCTTGTTTATATTGAAAGCATTTTGAAAATGATTCAAAATAGAACTTATCAAATTAAAAATTCGATTGAGTTTATACGTTTTCAGTCTGGATTGGGGTAAATAAATACTCATAGCATAATTAATGTTATGAGTGATGTAATCATTGAAAAGAAGAATGAAGTTTATATTAAACTGAGGTGCGAATCTCACATTTTATATGAACTTCAACCGTATTTTACATTTGAAGTAGAATCCGCAAAATTTATGTCCCAGTATAGAAGCAGACACTGGGATGGAAAAATTCGCCTTCTAAGCACTCACACTGGCGAAATTTATGCGGGTCTTCTAGACAAAGTTATAGACAAACTCAAATTACACAACTACACATACGAGTTTGCAGAAAATAAATTTTATGGTCTTCCCTTCGAAGTTAATCAAGAAATATCTTTCGAAGGTGTTAAAGACTATATGGCATCTATATGCTCTCATTCTCCACGTCAATACCAAATTGAGGGAGTATATGATGCTTTAAGACACAACCGAAAACTGCTGATATCACCAACTGCCTCAGGCAAATCTCTGATGATTTATTCAATAGTGAGATATTATGTAGATAAAGGACAAAAAATTCTCTTAGTTGTTCCGACGACATCGCTAGTAGAGCAGATGTATAAGGATTTTCTTGATTATGGTTGGGATGCTGAGTCATACTGCCATCGAATTTATTCTGGTAGAGAGAAAACAAATGAACACCCAGTAACAATCACAACTTGGCAATCTGTCTATAAATTAGAGCGTTCATTCTTTGAGGATTATAATGTAGTTATAGGAGATGAGGCTCATTTATTTAAAAGTAAGTCATTAATTGAAATAATGACAAAACTTCATCACGCAAAGTATCGATTTGGATTTACAGGAACTCTTGACGGAACTCAAACTCACAAATGGGTCCTTGAGGGATTATTTGGTCCATCATATAAGGTAACAAGAACTTATGAATTGATGGAGCAAGGGCATATATCACAATTAGATATTCGTTGTCTTGTACTCAAACATTCTCCTCAGAAATTTGAAACATATGAGGATGAGATTCAGTATCTGATATCACACGAACAGCGTAATAAATTTATAACTAACTTGGCAATTGATTTAAAAGGAAATACTCTTGTTCTATTTTCCAGAGTTGAAGCACATGGAGCAATACTCTACGAAAAGATAAATAATACTAAGCGAGATGATCGTAAAGTATTTTTTATTCATGGTGGAGTTGATACTGAAGAAAGAGAATTAGTTAGAGAAATTACTGAAAGAGAAAATAACGCAATCATCGTTGCTTCCTATGGAACTTTCTCTACAGGAATTAATATCAAAAATCTACATAATGTAATTTTTGCATCTCCAAGTAAATCAAGAATTCGAAATCTTCAATCAATAGGAAGAGTTCTAAGAAAAGGTAAAAATAAAACAAAAGCAATTTTATATGATGTTTCTGATGATTGTACATACAATTCCAGAAAAAATTATACTCTAAATCATCTTATAGAAAGAATTAAAATATACAATGAAGAAAACTTTAATTATGAAATAATCACAATACAGCTTAAGAAAAAATGATTGAAGAAGATTTCTATGCAACACTAAAACTAAAAACTGGTGAAGAAATATTTGCTAAAATTGCCGCATCAGAAGAAGATGATAGGACTATATTAATAGTCTCAAATCCTATCACAATAAATGAAATTAAAAGTAGAACAGGAATAGTTGGATATAAATTAGAGCCTTGGTTAAAGACCACAACAGAAGATATGTTTATTCTCAATTTAGATGATGTTCTCACTATGTCTGAATCTTCTGACATTGAAATGATAATGATGTATCAGTCATATATCAGACAATCAAATAAAGAAAGAAACAATGAACCCAAACTTAACCGCAGAATGGGATACATTGCTAATGTCAATGATGCTAAGGAGATCTTAGAGAAACTCTATAAAAATAGCTAAACCCATTTCTTTCAACCCTCACAAAGGTTATTGTACTGAGTTTTGAAAGTGTTGTCAAGTATTTCTATGAGTGTTATAATACCTACATATTAATGATAAAAACTTATGATAACCACAGCAGTTATGACCAAGAGAAAAAGGTCAGAACATTATGTCAACAACAAAGAGTTTCTTGCGGCACTTATTAAGTACCGTGAGGATATTGAAATTGCACAACTCAAGGACAAACCAAAACCACCCATTCCCCGATACATCGGTGAGTGCTTCCTGAAGATCGCAAATCATCTCTCATTTAAACCTAACTTTGTAAACTATATGTTTAAGGAAGATATGATTTCCGATGGTATTGAAAATTGCGTTCAGTATATTCATAACTTCAATCCAGAGAAGTCACAAAATCCTTTTGCTTACTTTACTCAAATTATTCACTACGCTTTTCTTCGTCGTATTCAAAGAGAGAAGCGTCAGTTAGAAATCAAAAACAAAATTCTTGAGCGTTCTGGGTATTCCGAGGTCTTTGAGGACAACAGTATTGACGGATCCAACTACAGCGACTATAATAGTATCAAAGACGCAGTTCATAGCAAACTGAGGTATTGATGCGTATTGCTTTGATTAACGACACTCATTATGGTGCTCGTAAAGGTTCTAAATTATTTCACGACTACTTTGAACTCTTCTATAAGAATGTGTTCTTCCCGACGCTGGAACAGTACGGGATTACAACAGTTATTCATATGGGAGATGCCTTTGATAGTCGTAAATCAATCGACTATCAAAGCTTAGAGTGGGCTAAAAGAGTTGTATTTGAACCTCTAAGAAATTATGATGTTCATATGATTGTAGGTAATCATGATTCTTACTATAAGAATACAAATAATACCAACTCTCCACAACTCCTTCTTAAAGATTATCCAAATGTAAAAACATACTCAACTCCAACAGAGATTAAAGTAGGAAATCTTGATGTTCTACTTCTCCCTTGGATTTGTATGGATAATGAACAGCAATCCTTGAAGATGATTAAAAAGACTAAAGCAAAAGTTGCTATGGGTCATTTGGAACTTCAAGGGTTTCGCGTAAACCGTTCTTTGGTTATGGAACATGGATTGGAAGCAGATCTTTTTAAGAACTTCAAAAAGGTATTTTCTGGCCATTACCACACTCGTTCTAATAATGGAACTGTATTCTATACTGGAAATCCTTATGAGATTTATTGGACGGATGTAGGCGATACTCGCGGTTTTACTATCTTTGATACTGAAACTCTAGAGCACGAACCTATCAATAATCCGTATAAAATGTTTCATAACATTTATTATGAGGATACTAACTATCAAACTTTTGATACTAGAGAGTATGAGAATAAAATCGTAAAAGTAGTTGTCCGTAAGAAAACTGATACTAAACAGTTTGAAAGGTTTATTGATAAACTTTATTCTTCCAATATTGCTGAACTCAAAATAGTTGAGAACTTTGAAATTCAAGAATCTGCAGAGTTTGAGGCTTTTGAATCTGAAGATACACTTTCGATCCTGAATAGATATATTGAGGAGGCAGAAGTCAATCTTGATAAATCTATAGTACAAAAACTACTTCAGGAAGTTTATCAGGAAGCATGTGAATTAGTGTAAATGTTCATCTTAACAATTCATGGTAGAGAAAAGGAAGGGGCATATTCTGTAGTAGATGATTATGGGGAACATATTCTCTATCTTTTCCAGGAAGAAGATGATGCAACTAGATATGCTATGATGCTAGAGGAGGATGGATATCCAGAAATGCATGTTATTGAAATTGAAGATGAAGTAATGATTAAAACTTGTGAAATGCACGGATATCAGTACACAGTTATTACTCCAGATGATATTGTAATTCCACCAAACACTGATTATGATTTTATTTAAAACTATTCGTTGGAAAAATTTTCTTTCGACGGGACAACATGAAACTGAACTTGATTTCACAAAAAATTCAACGAATCTCATTATTGGATCTAACGGTGCTGGCAAAAGTACAGTGCTTGATGCACTAACCTTTTCTTTATTTGGAAAACCATTTCGCAAAATTAATAAACCCCAACTCATCAATTCTGTGAATGATAGGGATTGTAGAGTTGAGGTTGAGTTTGATATTGGTAATACTTCCTGGAAAGTTGTGCGTGGTATTAAACCTAATATCTTTGAGATTTATCGTGATGATTCTCTCTTAGATCAATCTGCAGCAGCATTAGACCAACAGAAATGGTTGGAACAAAATGTTCTTAAGATGAACTATAAGTCCTTTACTCAGATTGTGATTCTGGGTTCAAGTACTTTTGTTCCTTTTATGCAACTTCCTGCATCTCATCGACGCGAAGTGATTGAGGATCTGCTTGATATTAAGATCTTTTCTTCTATGAATAATGTAATTAAAGAAAAGATTCGTCTAATTAAGGATGAGATCAAAACTCTTGAACTGAAGAAAGAATCTCTTAACGATAAAGTTAAGATGCAGAAAGAGTTTATTGAAGAACTTGAAAATCGCGGAAAAGATAATATCAATAACAATAATCGGAAAATTTCCGATCTAATGTCTGAAATTGAACTCCATATGAAGGAAAATTCAGTTACTGAAGAAAAGGTATTTGAGTTTACTAAAGAGCAGGAGTATGTGACTGGTGCTTCCGATAAACTTCGTAAGTTAGGAAATCTCAAAGGAAAGATCTCCCAGAAAGTATCTACGATTACTAAAGAGCATAAGTTCTTTACTGAGAATACGGTTTGTCCTACTTGTACTCAAGAGATTGACGAGACCTTCAGAATAAATAGAATTAACGACGCTCAAAATAAAGCAAAAGAGTTGCAATCTGGTTATAAAGAACTGGA